AAACGTTTCAGAACTCACCTCGACAAGTGTGATTTATCTCGACAAGAATTTGCGGACTTAACTAATGTACACCTTACAACACTTAACTATTGGCTGAAACGCGGCGTCACGAAACGATCTGTTAGTGCTGCGGCAGAACTACTAGACGTAGAAGCTGACAAAATAGTTAACTCAAGTAAACAAGCTAGAGTTTACCAAAAAGTAGCTAAAGACAAAGCCGCAAAAATAGCTGCGGACAAAGCCGCCAAATTATCTAAAATAAATAAAAATCACGCAGACTTATACCAACCTAACTACAACGAACTAGCAGCACGCAGACCTTCCGCTCACAAGCCTCTCAATCTTGACTTACTTAATCTTATTACCAGTAAGAAGCTTACAGCGCAGCAAGAACAAGTGGTGCTTAACCTAGCTAATACCTTTGTGCAGGAGAACCAACACGATGCGAGTATGCAGAGTAACGGATGATCCATCATTCGACGCAAGTGATTACTTTGAGGGTAAGGGCTACTACAAAGCAGGTAGCCTGAACTCCGAGTATCAAATATACCTCAGCTGTGCCGACGATGGCACAGGAATAGATTCAACTAACGGTAAGCCACTCAAAACTTATGACGAGTGGCTTAACAGCTAACCATTATAGGAGATAGATCATGCGATCAATTGGACCGTCAAGCCTAGTCCCTGAACTCAAAGCAAACGCTATAGCAGGCATTCCAAGTATGATCTGGGGTGGCCCTGGCATAGGTAAGTCAGAGCTTGTTTACGAAGTAGCACAGCAACTTAACGCCAAGCTATTTGAAATACGCGCCAACCTGTTTGACCCCGTCGATGTGCGCGGTGGCCTTAAAGTAGTCGAGATGTCAGACGGTACATACCGTACCAAGTATGGTGTACCCGAAGATTACCCAGATACTAACTATCAAGGTGCAGTCATCATCTTCATTGATGAACTCAGTACCGCTCCCAAAGCGACACAGAACAGCTTGTTGCAACTACTTACTATGGGCAAGATCGGTACATATGAAACACCGCCTAACACAATCTTTATTGCAGCGGGCAACCGTGCAATAGATCGCGCGGCAGTTCACGAAATGCCAACGCCAGTAAAGAATCGCTTTTCACACTTCACATTAGAAGCAAACATCGATGACTGGGTAGCATGGGCGCTTAAAAATAACGTTGACGAATCAATTGTCAGCTTCTTACGCTACAGACCTGGTCTGCTCAGCGACGCAGACGCAACACAAAACGCGTTTCCAACCCCGCGTGCCTGGGACTACGTCAACCGTAAACTTCCGTTTATGAAAGACGAATTCTATGGCGTTGCATCAGTCGTAGGTGACGGAGCTGCAGGCGAGTATCTTGCATTCAAAGCGATCTATCAAGATGTCCCAGACATCGATGACATCCTAGCTAAACCAACTACAACCAAAGTACCTAGTGGTACATCAGTGTTGTATGCAATATGCGGTGCATTAACCTCGCGCGTAGACGCAACCAACTTCGAGCAGATCATGAAGTATGCCAAGCGCATGCCACCTGAGTATCAAGTAATCGTAGTCCGTGATTCGATAGCAAAAGATCGTAGCATCATTACATCCGACCCATTCACTAAATGGACCCAAGAAAACGCCGACGTACTTCTATAGGAGAATACACATGGCCTCAGTAAGAATGACAAACGAACTTCGAACAGATATACAACGTGCAGCAGACAAAGCGTACCGATTATCTAACCCAGAACCTAGCCCTAGCAACGCGTATATAGAGTTAGTCCGTCACGCTGTAATTAATGACCCAGGTCAGACGTTCATGCGCAGCATGCTAAACCAAGGCAATCTGCTTGGCCTCGACTCGCGCTACGGGTATCAAGTTCTACCGAGCAAACCTAAAGAGAATGTAACAGCAGTTGATTTACGCATTACTACGCTAGCCGGTGCTATGAGCGGGGGGAGAAACAACTATAAAGAAACTACTATTCGTTTTGCCTCCCCAATAGTTGATTTCTTACTATTAAACCAAGATCAGCTGCGTTGGGGCGTCCCACATATGTATATCAACGACTTTCGAGATGAAGATAAATCTGAAATTATCGAAAAATTCGAAAACCACCGAACAGCAGAAGAAGCTCACGCGACATCGCAAAACCAATACAACCGATCAATCTCCAACCTTGTAGAACAATGCACTACCCTTAAACAGCTTCTAGAAATTTGGCCAGCGGCTGAGTCACTTGTACCCGCTAACAAGATCCAAAGATTGCACACTAAAGTAACAAGAATAGAACGCGCAAAACAAATCAAAGAAGAAATATCTTTTGACCCAACGTTTGCCAACCAAACAGTACTCACTGCAAAGCTACTCGGAGGCTAATATGTCAGCTGAAAGCAATATGCTTAAAGCGCGAGCTCAACTGCTAATGGACCAGCCATTCTTTGGCACGCTAGCATTAAAACTCAAACTAGTACAAGACAATGACAACTGTGATACAGCCGCTACCGATGGTAGGAGGCTTATCTACAACACCAAGTTCATTGAAAAACTAGACACTACGACACGCAAGGGCCTCATTGCACATGAGGTTATGCACTGTGTCTTTAACCACATGACTCGTAGACAAGAACGCGATCCAAAAGTGTGGAACATAGCTACTGACTACGCTATCAATAACCATCTTATTGATTGTGGCTTTGTCTTACCCGAAGGTGGCCTTATCGATAAGCAGTACGACAACATGACTGCTGAAGCTATCTACAACCAAATCAAGGACGACCCACCTAAACAATGCCCGTGGGGCATGGTTAACGATGCAGGCACTGGTCAAGTAAAAGCAGAAAGCAACGCAGCAATGGAATCCGACTGGCAGGTATCTGTCACACAAGCCGCAGAAGTAGCCAAAAAAGCAGGCAAGCTCCCTGGCAGCATGGAACGCTTCATTCAAGACATCATCAAACCAGTCGTCGACTGGCGGTCCGTGCTTTGGCCGTTTTGTACAGCGCTTACTAATGACGACTACAGCTGGCGTAAGCCAAACCGTGCATACATATCTGAAGACGAGTACCTACCGTCGATGATTAGTGAAGCCGCAGGTCATATCGCGATCATCATCGATACTTCAGGCTCATGCAGCAATTACTGGAGCCAGTTTATAAATGAGATGTCAGCTATCCATGCAGAGCTACGGCCGACTCAAATGACTATTCTTCATGTCGATACAGAAGTGCAGCATGTAGATATTGTAGAGCCAGACGAGCAGTTCCCAAACACACCTATCACAGGCGGTGGTGGTACTTGCTTCAGCCCAGCATTTGATTACTTAAACGAGCACCATCCAGACGTAGAAGCAGCTGTGTATCTCACAGATCTTGAATCAAACGACTTCGGTGAACAGCCAATGTACCCAGTTCTTTGGGTTTCAACTCAACGAGACGAAGCCCCGTGGGGCCAGACTGTCCGCATTACTCTTTAATACTTGAACTACTATAATAGTAACGGTATTATAATTACTAACTTGCTAGGAGAGTAACCATGACAATCAATGCCGCAACACCAAAGGATTGGGACCGCGTTCGAAAAGCCCACCCTGCTATTGAGCGAGATAACATTACCGTACAGCCGGACATCACACCTGTAAATCTAGTAGACCGCCCTCCGCACTACAATCACGGCACTATAGAGTGCATTGACTATCTAGAAGATACGCTAGGCGAAGGGTTTACATCTTATCTTGAAGGCTCAATCAAAAAATACCTTCACCGCTTTCGGTACAAAAACGCAGATGATCCTGAATTACAAGTACAAGACCTTCAGAAAGCGCAGTGGTATTTAACCAGATTAATTACCACCCTCAGTAAAACGTAATGTCGTACTTTACATGCCACGAAAGCGCAGTGGGCGAAGCTGACTTCATTCAGCACACGCTCAGAAAAACTGTGTACATCGTAATCATCGAACACACACCCGACCGTATGTATGTCATTACTGAGGATCAGTATAACGACAACAAATGGCGACGGTGTGCAGTACTGGAGATATTTAGAAAACAAACATAACGGAGTATGAAAATGGATACCAAAGAGTACCTAGAGCA